AAATATCTTTTGCTAATCAAGCATCTGGTTCTAAAGAAGCTAGAATAAGAGGTGTTTCACTTCAATACTAATGGCTAAAAAAAAGATAACNCCAAAAGAATNTAGCGAAGTNGCTACTGGTGTTAGACTTTCANNNCATGAGAAACTTTGTGCTGAACGAATGAAACAATTGCATGAAGCAATTAAAGAATTAAAGACAGAAGTAAAATGTTTAAGAACAGATGTATCTAAAGGTAAAGGTGCGATAAGCGTATTAGTATTTTTTGGTACATTAGTTGCAGGTGTAATAGGTTTTTTTACATGGGATGGCTAAAAAGAAATCTAGCTTCTTAAGTAAAGAAGAACACGAAACAAGAAGTCGATTTAAGAAAACTTCTATTTCAACAAATAAATCAAAAATTAAATGGTCTTCTATGAATAAAAGCAAAAGAAGACAGCACAAGAAATGAAATATATTTTAATACTTTATATTTGTACTCTAGCTAATCCTTATTGTGAACAAGACCAAGTAATCAATGAGCAGTTCGATACTTATTATGATTGCATAACTAAAGGCTACATTCATTCGTATAATTTCTTAACTACGATGTATGACAAAGAAGACATTATTGAACAGAAGCTCGCTATAAAATTTGCTTGTAAAGATATGAGTACACCAACATGATAGATAAATTTTTTTATAAAATATTCGGTTTCCTAGATAATATGCTAGCGAGGGTAGATGAAGTTTTTACTTTTAATTTTCCTAAATCTAAAAAATCAAAAAATGTTAAGTCACCAGATAATCGAATGGACTTTCCAATTGAATAAATGAGAGACATTAAAATTTTAGAAAGTTTCAAAAAACGAATTGAAAAAGAATTAAAAGAAAAAGATATATTTAAAAATTTAAGAAAAGAAGTTGATACTGGTGCTAATGGCACACAAAAATATGTAATTAAAAAAGGTATCAATAAAGGTAAAGTAGTATGACAAGAAAAACAAACACAGCATTAATAGGATTGTTAGGAACAATACTAATGGCTTTAAGTACCTGGGTATTAGTCACATTAATAGAAATGCAAACATTAGTAAGCATGATGTTAAATGAATTAGAAAACATAGATAAACAATTTGGCAGAGTTTACAATTTTATAGATAGCGTAAGAAAATGACAAAAACATTAAAAGAACTACACGAAGTATTAACAAACGAATTATTGAAGAGGGTAAAAGACCCAGAAGCAAAATCTTCAGACTTAAATGTTGCAAGACAATTTTTAAAAGACAATGGTATTGAGGCTATTCCAACAGACAACTCACCCCTTAAATCTTTAGTGGATGAACTTCCATTTAATAGTGAAGAGGAAATAGTTCTACATGGAAAATCAAATACCAACTAAATTAAAAGATTTTAGAAACTTCTTATACCTAGTCTGGAAACATTTAGCTTTACCAAGACCTACTGCAATACAGTATGATATAGCTAATTATCTTCAGTCTAAAGAAAAGAGACTTATTATTAATGCGTTTAGGGGAGTTGGAAAAAGTTGGATAACAAGTGCTTATGTTTGTCACCAATTATTATTAAACCCACAATTAAATATATTAGTAGTATCTGCTTCTAAAAATAGAGCAGATGATTTTTCAACATTTACGCTACGACTGATTAACGAGATTGAGATATTAACTCACCTAAAACCTAGTGATAGTCAAAGACAATCCAAGGTGAGTTTCGATGTAAAACCTGCTCGTGCAAGTCATGCACCAAGTGTGAAGTCTCTGGGAATTACAGGACAATTAACAGGTAGTCGTAGCGACCTTGTAATCGCAGACGATGTAGAAAGTGCTAATAACTCTGCAACAATGGGTATGAGAGATAAACTTTCAGAACAAGTTAAAGAGTTCGAAAGTATTCTTAAACCCCAAGGTCGCATAATATTTCTTGGCACTATGCAGACTGAAATGTCTTTATATAATGTTTTACCTACAAGAGGTTATAAACAAAGAATATGGACAGCCAGGTATCCTACAAAAAAACAAGTATCAAACTTTGGAAAAATTTTAGCTCCATTTATTAGAAATACTTGGAACGATGATATTATAGGAAAACCTACAGATGCAGAGAGATTTGATGAAGAAGACTTATTTAAAAGACAATTAAGTTATGGAGCTTCAGGCTTCAATCTTCAATTCATGTTGGATACATCCATTAGTGATGAAGACAAATATCCATTAAAATTATCTGACTTGGTAGTTATGTCACTGAACCCAGCGACAGCTCCAGAGAAAGTTATATGGGCTTCTAGTCCAGAACTTAAACATGAGGAACTTCCTTGTGTAGGATTGCATTCCGATGCTTATTATAGGCCGATGCAAATTCAAGGTGATTGGTTAGATTACCAAGGTTCAGTTTTAGCTATTGACCCTAGTGGGAGAGGTGAAAACGAAACCAGTTATTGCTGTGCAAAAATGCTGAATGGAAATGTTTATATCACCGATGCTGGTGGTTTAATCGGTGGTTATACCGATAAGACACTTCAGACTATTGCTAACATAGCTAAACAACAACAAGTAAATTTAATCTTGGTTGAGGAAAACTATGGAGGTGGTATGTTTACAAAACTACTATATCCATTTGTCACCAAAACATATCCAGTCACCATTGAAGAAATTAGACACCAAGAAGCTAAAGAGAAAAGAATTATAGATACATTAGAACCTTTAATGCAACAGCATAGGTTAATTATTGATACGAATGTAGTGCACAAAGACTACAACAGTTCTAACGAAATGTATTCTGTAGAGAAAGCTTTAAGGTTTCAATTGTTTTATCAAATGAGCCGAATAGGAAGATTAAAAGGTTCATTAGCAATAGATGATAGATTAGATGTCTTATCAATGGCTTGTAGATATTGGACAGACCAACTGGTCAGAGACCAAGAGACTGCTCATATAAACAGACGACAGGAGCTCCTGAAGGAAGAATTGGAGAGCTTTCTGGACACACAACCTTTTAATAAAAAACAATCTAATAAATGGATGTGATAACACATGGACACTATTAGATATGGGGTGCAACACCAGGTATACCCCCAGGTAAACTACAAGAGAGCATTAGCTTTCACTGTTTTATAATTATGAATATTAATAATATTATATATCTATGTAAATTAATGGATAGTGATAGCCTTAATCAGCTACCTACACCTAAAGAACAAACCTATTTTAAACTACATAAACCTAAATTAGCTTTAGTAATTGACAATACTAAACAAAAGAAATCAAAAGTTATTAGTTATGATAAATATATGAAACGAAAGCTTGGGGATTTCTTTGAGTTTTTATTTGATAAAGCCAATATAGAATAATTTGGTATAAATTTCTGTTGAGGTCACGCAATATGCCAGGAAAAAAAGACCCCCTTTGCCTGCCTAAAATACAAAAAATAGACCAGGGGGTGCACTAATGCACAGTTTTTTTATTTATAATGGCCTGGAAATATTGGTATTACTTACTTTGTCAGTAGACTTTACATCCTATACACACACAAACACTTAATTATTACACAAAACAACAGCTTTTTTTTGTAGCTCGCTTGTGTGCTCTTATCTGTTTTTAAGTTTTATAAATGTTCTATTGGTGAATAAGTATAATTTGTTAATCTTAATGAATAATAAATATTAATAATAAAAAAGGATTAAAACAAAATGAATACTTATAGATTAACATTACAGCCAAGAGAATATTTTGAAGAGACTAAAACACTGAATGAAGCCATTATGGAAGCTGAAGGCATGGGCAACGACTTAAAAAGAATGCTGGCTTGTGGTGCTGAAATAACCAGCAGTGATGGCACAAACATTATAATTGAAGCCCAAACACAAGACCCAAAGACTATGGGCGAGCTCAAGGCCTTAAGGTTTGAAATAGTAAACGATTAAACTACACCAGCGTAGCTACTTTATAATAATTCTAATCTACTAAAATTAATTAATTTTGTCTATTGACTACACTAGCGTAGCTGTATTATAACTACTACACCAGCGTAGCTAAAATATAAATCAATCAATTACGCTGTTATAGAAAGTGAGCATATACAATGACAAAAAGCAAACAAGACAAGCCACAAGCTGGCAAGATATACAGCTTGACTGGTGCAACTGGAACTAACTGTATAGCCAATGGCAACACCTGGGCAGACAGTGAAGTAGTAGAAAAAACAAAAAGCAATCCTTGTGAATGGTGTGAAGGCAAAGGATACGAGCAATTACAATCTGGTTATGATGAAATTCATTCAAGAATAGAATGTACTTATTGTATGGGTGAAGGAATTGAAATTGTAGAAGATATGGAGGGCATATAATGAGCACTAGAGGAAATATAATTATTAAGTATGGAAATACAAAAGTTGTATTTTACAGACATCATGACAACTATATATCTGAAG